AGCACGGCCTGTGCTTGCGGCGTCTTCATTACCGGCGGACGCGGCGACATCAGCATCGAGGCGCCTAGGAAAGCCACGCCGACGATGATATTGGCGGCAATTCCGGCCATTGCGGCAGTCATACCCACGCCGATCAGGGCTGTAGTTACATAGCCGACGATTGCGGTGAAAACTGCTTTGTGGCGGGCTGGCCTCTGGCGCGGCTGAGTGACCCACCACGGATAGAAGTTGTCATTGCGGTGCATCAGAGAACCTTGACCCACGCCTGCTCCGCCACAGCGAAGCCACAGCGGTTGAGGATTGCGCCAGCCCGTTCATTGTGCGGCGGCGTTGACATGCGGACGGCGAAACAGCCGCGCTCCTGCGCCCACGCCATGTAGCCCCGCAGGAGGGCCATTCCGCCGCCCTGTTCTGCCCACCACCCGTGCTCCACGGCGACAGGCAGCATGGAAATGGAGGCGGTGCCCACAGACGCCGCAAGGAAGCCTGTCGGGGCACCGGGGGCGTCCACGACGCAGGCCCACCCGAGGGGGCTTTGCAGGAGTGCTGCGACGAACCGGGAGGTAACGAGGGCGTCTACGGGCAAAGGCGAGCCTACGGAGGCGCGCAGTCGCTCGACCATCCCGACGATTGCCGGGATGTCTTCAGTTGTTGCAGGGCGGATCATCTCAAAACACCGGCCAGCGAATGGTCTTTTGCACCAGGTTCACCACCTGCTCGAGGCCGCGGTCCCCAGGAAAGCGCGCGTTCTGGTCCCGATCAGTCCAGAACCCGTAAGCAGGCCGGCGGCGCCCGGTCCAGATACTCTCTGCCGTGAGCGTAACCCGGCGTTGTGACGGACCTTCCGCGGCATAGCTCATCTGGTCCATGATGCCCGACCAGACCGCATAGGGCGCGTCGAGGGGTGCCCACGGCATTTGGTTGCCACCGGGCGCAATCTCAAAGAACTGGATGTAGACCTGGCAGGGACGATCCTTCACCCGGGCGCTTGCCTGGCGGGCCAGGGAAACAACCGTCGCGTCCACACCCGACAGTGTGAACGTGGTTTTCGGCGCCGCGGTGCCAAGCGCTTGCTCCAGCCCGTCGATCTGGATCATGGACCCGGTGCCCTGCCAGATATGCCCACCGGCAGCGAGGTCGCCCAAGCCCATCCACCAGCGGCGCGGTGTGTCCTTGAAGTCCATAAAGCACAACAGAGAGGCGCCAATTTCCCGGCCCGCCAGTTTGGCGGCTATGGTCTGGGGGAAGAAACCCATCAGAGCGCCTCGACAAAATCAAACGAGCCTTCGCCCCAGCGGCCCATATCCAGCTCCAGTTCGCCGGTTTGGTCATTGGCGAAGCGCATCAGGCAAACGGGCTTGTCCAGGATCACGCGCGCCCCTTGTGCTGCGGGAGCGCGAAGCCATGGGGTGAACTGGATCTGTGTCGGGGTGTCCACATCCACCTGCCAGACCTTGGTTGCCAGATAGAGCCGGTCATCAATGCCGAAGTATTGGCCCGGCCGCGGCCCTTCGCCGTTCACCAGGTTGACGCTGATACGGGTGGCATTGAGCACTGCGCCCTGTGCCAGAGTTGCATGAATTGGCTCGTCCTGCCCGAAGCCGGAAAGATCGAAGTTGAGGCCCCCGGTGGGCTCGCCATTCTCATAATTGGCGGCGTGCATATAGCTCATCCGGCGCCCGTTCACATCGCGGGGGCCGTAAGCCTCCCAGCGGGGCACCAGGACCGTCCCTGCCCTGCCGTTCATGTCGCCAACGAAGGCCCGCCACGACAGCACGCTTTCCTCGGTTACGACCGGGCCGGAGAATGTTGCGCGCCATGTGGGGTTCATGGCTGTGATCTGCTCACTGCCGCTGATGCTTTGCCCGCCCGAGCGAGTGGACGCCCCAAACCCGAACATGCCGGATTTGGGGAAGATGCCCGCAGGCCAGCTTGTTGCCCGTGCTACCATCAGCCGGTCCTCTGGTTGATATCGCGCATCATGCCGGGCAGTTGCTTGTTGTTCTGCTTGATCTGCTGGCCTGCGACTTGGCCCGAAACCTGCGTCACGAAGGGAACGAGGTTGCCGTTCTCGATGCCGATCTGCACGTCCACAGCGATAGAACCGCCGCCAGTGCCGAGGCTTTGCCCCGGCTTGGTGATGTCCACGCGCTCGTTCGGGGATTTGCGGAACTGCACCAACTGACTGTCGATGCCGCCAGAGCCGCCTGGAAGGATGGAGCCGCCGCGGGCGAAGCCGGGGAGGTTGTACCCTAGCCGAACAGGGCCGCCCGCTTTGAGGAAGTTGCCGGCACCGCCGCCGAGCATGCCAAAGAGCATATCGAAGCCCTTGCTGAGGAACAGGTCGCCCAGCTTGCCGATCAGGCCGGAGATGGCCTCCATGGCATTACCGCTGCCGGTAATCAGGCCCTTGAACATATCCTGGAAGCCTGTCTTGAGCGTATCGGTGACTTGCTGCCCGGTATCGGCCAGCCCTTGCAGCTTGCCTTTGGTCGCGTCGGCTGCAGCGCCAAGATTGCGAGCGCCGCCCGCTGCCCCACCAGAGCCCCCGCCAGCACCACCAGCGGCCCCGCCACCATCAAGGGCAGTGCCTAGCGCGGTGATGCCCGCTGCGGCCGTAGTCGCCTCGTCACCCACGAAGCCCAGCGTTTCCGCCAGCTTGCCGATGTAATCGCCCTGCGCGCCGGCAAATGCAGCGCTTGCGGCGCCGCCGACAGCATCCGCCTCGCCTGCAAAAGGGTTGCCGAGCTTGGCATATTCCATCAGATCGCCACGGATACCGAGCGGCTTGGCACCAAGCTCAAGTAGCTTGGTGTCGATCCACCCCATAAACTTGTTGAACTGAACTTGGACTTCGCGGATCATGTAGATCACGCCGTTCACGACGCTCTCCGCGCCTTGATAAATGAGATCGCCAAGTGCGCCCGGCAGAGCCGACCACGTTGCCTTGATAGCCTCGAACGCGCCAACAAACGCGCCAATAACGGTGTTCACCGCCCCGGCGATGATGCCCACGAAATCAACGCCAATGGCCTGCTTGATCTCATCGCGGAACAGGAACGCCGCTGCAACCGCAGCGGCAAATGCAGTGATGAGAAGCCCGATGGGGTTGGCCGCAATGGCGATGCCGATCGCGCGGATGGCACCAACAACAGCCGTGCTCATAGCCACGGCTGCGGTCGAGACCGTTGCCCAAATGGTTGGGCCGAGCGCCGTCAGAATAGCGGTCCCAGCCACGCCAGCGGCGCGAGCAATTACATCGAAGTTGGCCGAAACGAAGTTGAGTGCCGCAGCCACAGCGGCAAGCGACATTTCCAGTCCCATATTGACCTGCAGAGACCCGGCAATGGTCTCGAAGAAATCCTCCATGGCCTTGGTGGCGCGCGCCTGCGCCGCCGTGAGGCCGGTGAAGCCGGATGCCGCAACGCCTTTGACCTGCTCGTTGAGCGCATCCATCACCACGCCTTGAGCGCCGATGATGTCGTTCGCCTGCACGAAGCTGGCGATCATAGCCTTCTGTTGGTCCGTGAAGGTGATGCCGCGCTTGGTGAGCATGGCTAGACCCTTCTCAGGATCCGCCAAAGCTCGGGCCAGGCCCTCCATATTCTGCCGGAGGTCGCCGCCCCAGGCCGCAGACATGTCGTCTGCTAGTTTGATGGCGTCAAAGAACACCTCGCGGCTGAAGCCGAAGGTCGCCAGATTGGTCGAAACCGCTAGAATTTCCTCGGCGGCCCGCCCGGTGGACTTCTCCAGATCGTCTGCGAACTCGGCAACCTCCTTGCCGCTGGTGCGGGCGGTGTTGCCTGTGTTGGTTAGCGCTTGATCTAGCTGCGCTGTAAGCTTGCGGGCTTCCTCGATGCGCCCCACAGCCTGCCCTATGCCAGCCGTGAAGCCGGCAAAGATGGCAACGCCGCCGAGGGCCGCGAAGGCACCGGAGAGCGCCTTCATTGCCCCACTGGCCTTCTTCATGCCGCTTTCGAACTCAGCCGAATTTAGCCCGAGGTTGACTCTGAGTGCGCCGATCACAGCTGCCATTCGTTACTTCCTTCGCCCGGCCAAGATGCCCTTGAAGATGGCGATCTGTTCTGCTGCGGTTTGCTCCCGCGGCGCCCTGGGCGCATCGGAGTGGAGCAATGTTTCAAGCTTCGGCAGCTTCTTCGGCTGATGGTAGGCGTAGGCGTTCAGCGAAGCTGTGTGCCATGCCACCGACATGCGCTCGTTATGCTCTCGAATGAACCGATCGCGCGCGCCTGCAACATGCAGGGACAGAACCCGCGGCGTCAGCGCCCAGAACTGGGCGGGGTCGAAGCCGCAGGCAACATACGAAGTCAGGAGGCTTTCCCAGTCCCAGCCCGCTTCGCCTTCTGAGGGTTGTCCGCTTCAGCTCCAGCTTTAGCTGCTGCCTCTGGGAAGGCCGCAGTCATTGCTTTTTGAATAGCAAGGACGGTTTGCCCAAAGCCCGCTTGCGTGATCGCTTCGCCGGCCTCTTCCTCTGTGATTTCAGGTTGGTGGTCCTTCAATGCGTACCAAACCACCGTCCGAACATTGCGGATGCGCATGCCCTTTTCGTCGCCAAGCATATCGGCGATGTCATTGATGCCCATCTCGAAATGGTCTTCGAGATTGATGATGGCATTGACAGACATGCGCATGGTGTAGGCCTTGTCGGGTGTTTTAAGTTCGACATCGCCGCGAAGAGGGTTGGACATTAGACGCCACCACCCGGCGCGTCAGCCGTATCCCAGGTCTCATCACCAGAGACGGCAACGGTAATCGTCGCAGTCATCCGATCATCGATCGGGATGGCCTTGCTGAAGCCGGTGACAGCAGCGTCGAACGTCACGCGCTGCCCGTTGTTGAACGTGATGCGGTGCTCGAGCACGTCACCGGATGCCAGCAGTCCGCGCAGAAGCACGTCAGTGTCGTTGCCGGGGATCCAGTTGATCTCGAAGCTGGCCTCGCCATTGTCGATCAGGCCCGAGATATACTCGCGGCGCCGGCCGGGGCTCTGCATGTGGGTGGCATCCACCCGGTCGGCCGTGGCCTCGCCGGGGGTGACGGTAATCACCTCCGCCACTTCCACAAAGGCGGGAACAGTCAGGCTGGCATCCCAGATTTCATACTTCGTGCCGTAGCCAATCCTTGCGGATGTCATGGGTATTCTCCAGCAATGTCAGAAAGCGCCAGCCCACGGCGCGGTGAGGGCGGGTCGGGCCGCAATTGAACGAAGCCCGTGATTAAGATATATTTGGCGCATGGAAACAGATCCCCGCGCCGAACGAATTCAGGCAGTTGAGCAATTCAAGAACGCACTAGACGAGGCGTTTGGTCTTACCGCGCTGCGGTTTGGAAAGCCTGACCGACGCCACGCCATAATGCTGATTGTGCTTCTGAGCGTTTCCGCTCTAGGCGGATTGGCTGAATGGGCAGGTCTTATCGGCTAAATCAGGCCGGAGCCCAATGGATTGTAAAGTCGCGGCTGTCGGTGAACCACTTGTCAGGTCCATCCTTGTCGAACCGGGTGCGCTGTCCCTGTTGGAACGCGCCTTGAAAGTGGAAACCCTGATAAACGCCGCGGAAGCCGGAAAGCTTGTCCTCCAGGGCGTCAGCTATGGCCCGAGCTTTAGCCGAAGTTTCGCCGCGGCAATCGAACTGCACGCGGGTCATCACGTATCCGGAGGCTCCGGCCATGGTGTAATCGGTGACGCCGCTGACGACATACATCACGACGCTGCCCTGAGCGGAGCCCTGGGGTAGCGTATCCCAGGCGATGCGGTTGCCAATGAGCGCCTTCAGAGGCTCATGGGTCAGGAGCAAGGGCATGAGCTTGGTCTGCATTACGGCAGCTTCCTTAGCTCGAACCTTACCCGCCCGAAGACTTCCTCCGTCCAAGCTTTGCTGCGGTCGGAAGGGTCGATTTGGGGTAAGCCGTCACTATTGAGGACATACCGAAGAACGTAACCTATCTCATCGTCGGCAGTGGCGACCTCTTTCACTTCGACGCCATCTAGGAACACCGCGGGGCCTAACCCATCATCCCGCAACTTCTGCCAGGCGTGGTGGCCTGCGTCGTCTTCCCGCACTGAGTATCGCATCACTTGCCCCTCGCTGCCCGTTTCGCCGCCTGCAGCGCGGCCTTTTCGATGCCGACCCACAGCTCATCGCCTATGCGGTCCAGCACCTTCTCTTTGGTCTGGTCCCAGGCTGGGCGCATGAACGGCTGGGGCGGGTTTCCGTCGCTGCCGAACTCACGCAGGTGGCCTTGTGGCCGGCTATCCGGCCCAATGAAGCGCTCTTGCTCTGCGGTCTTGGTGTGCTCTGATTTTTGCCGCCGGCTGAGAGTGCCCGAAACGTCGATGCTTTCGCGCAAGCCGCCGGTATCGACTGGAACCAATGCCCGCGCCGCCTTGGCCGTGATCTCGCCGGCATTGTCCAGTGCGACCCGCCCGATAGCGCGGCGCTTGGTCGGCGTGAACTGGTTGAGTGCGGCGTCGAGCTCCTTGCCGCCGGTGAAGGTGACGCGAGTCTTCATGGCGTCGCCACCAGCATGTCGTTCGGCCTCGATGCGCTGATCTCGATGCCCTCGCG